CTATGAGATTACTAACAACATTAGCTTTGTTATTAGGAGCCTGTGGTCCGGGAGGAGATGGTTATACCCCTCCTCCAACATGGGAGTCTGAGGATTTGATTGGTATGTGGACCATTATCCCTGATGATAATCACCCCGTATTAATAGTGGAGTTTCAGGAAGATGAATGGGACCTTCTAGACATGTACTCAGAAGTTAGACTTCGTCGTGTGTGGGATGTGGAATGGAACCCTATTCGTATATTCGCTTCTCATGGAGATGTAACCTCTAAAGGCGTAGTGGATTTTGGTATTAACTTCAGAGATGCCAATGTCTCATTTGCCTATTTCGAAGGAGCTATGGAGGAAGATAAACTAACTATTAATGGTATGGTTTATTATTGGGGAGATGAAGAAAAACCCGTAGGTTTTGTAGCGGAGAAACTATAATAAGTTATGGTAGGATGGGAATTTCCAGGAAGTAAAAACACGAACGGGTACAAGAAGTTCCGTTTTGCGTGTCCGGACAATGAGTGTCCGGGTCACAAGACCTTTCATGCTTCCATGGCAGAACCTCCTGAATTTGTACCTTCGGGATGCCCGTGCCCTTTCGGAGGAGACCACGATGCCACTTGGATTATTGATAAAGGACCCGCAGTTCACATTGCGGGAACCGCAGGTGGGGAAAGGAACCCTCACTACACTACAGCAGGAGCTGAATCTGAACATCGTTGGATGGAAATGCAAATCGAAGAAGCTCGGAAAGCTGTGGAAGGACAAGACCAATTGGAAGGCAAAGCCGCGAGTCAGTATAGTAAAATTACTCCTAACTACGAAGCTCAAGAAAGAGATGGCTTAGTTAAGCGAGACGATACGGCTACTTCCGACCAAAAATTGCGCATTCGTGAAGAACGCGCTAAATTAGTTGCTGAACAAGCAGCAGATAAAATTGATAGAGAAATAGAACAACGACATATAGGACGTAGACATGACGGATAAAACATTCAAGAAGATGGATAAGGTGTACATATTTAACAAGTCCCAGAATCCAGACCCGGAATACAAAACTTTAGGAGCCGCGGGCTTTGATATCGCTTCAAACGAAGACGTTACATTGCAACCCGGTACCGTGCAGTTACTAGGCACAGGACTACATTTTGTTCTGATGCCCGGATACGAAGCACAAATTAGATTGCGTAGCTCATGGGGTCTGAAAGGACTTATTATTCCCAATGCACCGGGAACCATTGATGAAGATTACAGGGGAGAAATTAAAGTTATGTTACATAACTTAAACCCTTACCCTATAAAGATTAACAAAGGTGAGCGCATTGCACAAGTAGTTTGTGCCCAAAGTTTGCGTCCAAAAATTTATATTATGGACTCTGATGAATGGAACTCACCTCTTAACAAAACTCTTCGTGGAGAAGGTGGCTTCGGTTCAACAGGGGACAAATAATGGCATACGAATTTCAAGAATCTATTCAACGCGGGATTGTATATCTCGCTAAATCAGACGATAACTTTTTGGTACAGGCAATGCCTATGGTGAAGGAGTCATACTTTGAGTTTCCTCAGCACCAAAAGTTTTGGCGTGTAATTAACAAGCATTACACTACTTACAAAAAGCTCCCCTCAGACGAGCAGATACTGGAGCAAATCAGAGAGATAAAGACTGACAATGAGTTGATGTCTGATTTCAAAGAAGAGCTTAGCGAAATCAATGGTGTGGATGAGAAGTCTTTGGATAACGAAGAGTTTTACTTAGACAAGGTTGAAGAGTTCGCTAAAGAACAGTCTTTGAAAGACGCTATTATCAACTCTATCGACTTGTTGAAGCAGAAGAAGTTTGGTCACATCGAAGAGCAGATTCGTGACGCACTGTCGGTCAGCCGTGACGTAGACTTAGGCACTGATTATTTTCAGGGGGTTGTAGAACGTTACGACAGACTAAACAACAGTAGTGTCAATGCTCAGTTCCGTACCCCATTTGAGACTATCAATCAAGAGTTAGAAGGTGGGCTTGCTCCAAAAGAGTTGGCTATGGTTGTAGCTCCTCCCGGTGTTGGTAAGTCTTTGTTCTTAGCTAATCAATGTGCTCGTTCAGTAATGGACGGTAAAGATGTTTTGTATGTTTCTTTGGAGATGTCCGAAGACCGTGTTGCTCAACGTCTCGACAGTATCTTCACTCGTATCAAGCAGTCTGAGTTAAAGACAGGCGTAAAGATGTTGGAAGACAGACTTGCACAAATGAAGTCAGCGGCTCCTAATATGGGACGTTTGAAGATTAAAGAGTTTCCTACAAAGAGACTTACGGTGACAGGTCTTCGCGCTTATTTAAATCAGTTGCGTAATTACGAAGACTTCCACCCGGAGATTATTGTTATCGACTATCTTGAGTTGATGACGAATCAAGATGTGAGCATGTCTGAGTACATGGCACAAGAACGTATCGCACAAGAGCTTCGTGGTATCGCTGTAGAGCACAAGTGTTTGGTATGGACTGCTACCCAAACAAACCGTAAAGGTAAAGAGGTAGACATTATTACTGATGCCGAGTTGGCGGATTCTTATGGCAAGATTCGTGTATGTGACTTGGCGTTCTCAATCAATCAGAAGGAACAGGAGTTTGACGAAGGTAAAGCTCGTATGTTCGTTATGAAATCGCGAAATGGTAGGGCAAGATATATTGTACCTATCCGAATCGACTACACTAGACTTGTTATTACACAGCAATGAGCAAACAAAAATTTCCTAAATATACTCACCCGATGACCATTTATACCGGCATCAAAACTTTCGAGATAAAACAACAATCGTTAGAGAAAGATAATCTTTATGGTTGTGTTGAGTTTCCTAAATATCTTCTTTCCATTGACCCCAATCAAAGAGTTGAAGATTATAAAAGTACTTTGCTTCATGAAATATGTCATATTGGTTATGAAATTTTTGGACTCAACGATGATGATGAGATACCAAGCATGAGTAACGAATACTTAGTAAGTGTAACCTCTAACATGGTTATGCAGATGGCAGGACTTAACCCTGAACTTTTCCAATTTATTTTTTCTCCAAATGATTAATATCAAAGACGTATACGATAACATCGAAGATTCCTATATGGACATCACGAAGAAGTACATCGCTATCTCTGAACACAACTTTCAAGAAGCGATGTCCAACCACCCTTCTACCTTTGCATTTTTTGCAGGGGTTATGGCTTACGCTAAGAAGGAGGTAGACCGAGCTAATCTACTTCTTGAAACCCGAGAAGCTGAGATTAGAGAGGAACGTAGAGAGGAGCTTTTTAGCAAGGGTCAGAAAACTACTGACCGTGCTTTAGACGCCTATCTAAAGACTCAGGCTGAGCTACAAACCTTACAACGAGGTATTACAGCAAAAGCCCACAAATATAATTTATGTAAAAATATTGTGTCCAGTTTGGACCACCAAAAGGATATAATAATACAGCTATCCGCGAACAAACGAGCGGAAGCTAAACTAATTGAACAACTTTAATACTATGGTTAACATCGAACAACTAAGAAAAAAATACCAAGAGATTAATAATCCTGGTGGCTCCGGAGGTAATAACGATTTCCTCAGTAAATTCTTCATGATGGATGAAGGCACTTCTGTAGTGCGTGTACTTCCAGCAAAGTCTGACGACAGAGAATTTTATGCTGAAACTGCTATTCACCGAATCAATGATAAGAACTATCACTGTCCACGTGTAAAAGACCAAAAGTGTCCTGTATGTGATACTTACTACAACATGTGGAAAGAGATTAATGCTATTGGCAAAGACACTCCTAAAGGCAGAGAGATGGCTGACCTCGCCCGTCAAATCAAAGCGCGTAAGCGTTACTACATGAATGTGGTAGACCGTCGTGATGAGTCCGTCAAGATTCTTTCAGTAGGACAAAAACTGTTTGGCAAAGTTCTTGACTGCTTCTTTGACGAAGACTTTGGTGACATCACTGACTTGAAAGAAGGTTGGGACTTTAAAATTGTTAAAGATACTCAAGGTCAATGGCCGAACTATGACAAGTCTTCACCTAAGCCAAAGCAAAGCGCCGCGGGTAGTGATGCACAAAATGCACAGTGGATGGATGAACTTCATGACATTCACGGGCTAGTAAAGATTGCTGATTACGACGAGCTTAAAGGTCTAATGATGGAACTTGAAGCGGCGAGTAAAGGCACTCACCCTGACGCTATCGCCGCAGAACAACCGGCATCTAACGATGACGATGACTACATGTCTCATCTTAAAGATTTGAAAGTGGATTAATGGAAAAGAAAGAAAAGCTAAAGATTCTAGCTTGCCCAAGTAACCATGGAGGATGCGCGTACTACCGCATCCTCCTTCCTATGGAAAAGCTAGAAGAACATTATGGAGACGAGGTTGAAGTTCGGTGGGATGACAACCCGTTAGGGTGGTGCGCATCGTCACAAAGCCAAACACCTGAAGACTTTGAATATGAAAACATCAAATGGGCGGACGTAGTATTCACTCAGAACATTCATAATTTTGGCGGTCTGTATACCGCACAGATTTTACAGAAAGCTCATGAGTTTGGTAAGTTCACTCACTTTGATACTGATGACCTTCTGACGGATTTGTATCAGGGGCACAGACTATACAAAGTTTATAAAGAACAAAAGCTTGATGAAGTAACAAAATATATTTACAACAACGTAGACCTTGTCACTGTTACTCAACGTAAGTTCGCAGAGTTTATTCAGGAGCATGTGAAGGCGGCGTTAGTAATTATAAAAAATACTATTGATTACTCTCTGCCACATTGGAATTTACCTAAAGCTCCTAAACCAAAAAAGCTTACTCGTATGGGTTGGGTAGGAGGTATACATCACGACGTTGATGTAAAACATTTTGCCGGGCTTCCCTATCTTATCAATCAAAAGGTTGGTAAAGAAAGAGTTCATTGGGGGTTTTATGGTAGACCTATGCAAAAGCCGAACGAGCGTGATTGGCAATCCGATGTATGGGATGGTTATGAACGAATTTTCAAGACTGGATTTAGAGGACATAGTAATTATCATATTTATCCTGCGATGGCTCCTAATCAGTACGGCGCTATGTACACTAACATTGATGTTAATTTAGCAATTCTGGATGACAATGCTTTTAATCAATCAAAGTCCGAGATTAAAGCTATTGAAGGTGCTCGTTATGGTGTACCGTTGATTGCTACGAATGTTGGTTGTTATGATGAGCTTATTGTTAATGGGGAGACAGGTTACTTGATTGACCCCTCTAACCCAAAGAAGGAGTGGATGCGTATCCTAACCAAGTGTATTAAAGACCCTCAACACGTAGAAGAGATGGGTAGAAACTTAAAAACTTTGTGCGATGAGTTATACGACATTAACAAGGTCGTAGGTGGTAGACTTGATTTGTACCGCGAGTTAATGGGAATGAAAGATGATGCATTAAAAGCTGCAAAGGGTTTTAACACCAGCCACAAACTTGAAGTTCCCAAAGACACTAACGTCACATTAGAGAATCCTTTATCATGAATTATTTAAGTGTTGTCGCAGTAATGAAGGACGAGTTAAGAAACTTGCCCGAATGGTTGGATTTTCATAGACGTGTAGGAGTAGAACACTTCTACTTGTATGATAATAATAGTACGGATGGTACGTGGGGTTACTTCAAAGACGAAGAGTTTGAAGATGTATCGTATTTTAAAACAGATATGGACATGTGCCAAATGGCGTGTTATTATAATGCGCTTACGGCTTATAGAGACCAATCTAAATGGATGGCATTTATTGATTTGGATGAGTTTCTTTTTTCTCCATCCGAAGATTTAAAAGAGTGTTTAAAAGATTTTGAACAGTTTCCAGGGATTGCCGTAAACGAAGTTTTTTTTGGGTCCAATGGACATGAGACTAGACCCCCCGGAGGAGTTCTTCTTAATTATACCAAAAGAGAAAAAGAAATTAACAAACATATTAAATCGATTGTCCAACCTCCATTCACCTTATGCTCCGCTGACAACCCTCACTCGTTTTGGTATAAACAAGGAGGCGCTGTAAACGAAAAGAAAGAACCTTGTCCAGGTCCTTTTAATGAACCTGCGTCAGTAGACAGGTTAAGGATAAATCATTATTGGGTCAAGTCCAAGGAAGAGTATGAGAGAAAACTCACACGTGGTCGAGCTGACGTACCTTCTCGTGACCCTAAGTTCAGATACACTACAGGTATCGGTAGGAAGTTGGATGATGTGTTTAAACAAGACAATGACGTAGACGATACTATCATATGGAAATACTTGGAGAGAGAACATGGCTAAAATAAAAATTATTACAAGATGGTCTGCTGAAGGTGGCTCTACGTTTTCGTTAATGGAGCTATGTGATTTATTTAACGAGAAAGGTCATGAGTGTTATATGTACGGTCCTCAGGACTGGCATTTAGATAAATGTGAGGGAGCTAGACCTATGACCGATTTGAAGATAGAAAAAGATGATATAATTATAGGACATTTTATACCTCTCCCAACCCGACTAAATGCTAAAAAAATAATTTTATCCTGTCACGAAAAAGAAGTTTTTAAATTAAAAGAAGAGCAGATAGGTGGTTATGATAAAATACGTTTCGTGAGTGAAGACCAAATGAATTGGCAAGGCGTATACGGTAAGGTTATCCCTAACTCCGTCAGAGGAATAAAACCTTCTCAAAATACCGAAGGTAAGGTAGCAGGTATTGTTGGCACCATTAACCGGGGAAAACAAACCCATATCTCTATAGAAAGAGCGTTAAAGGATGGGTGTGATAAAGTTTTAATTTATGGAAACATTTATGATGTTGCATACTATAATGAATGTGTAAAACCACTTCTAAGCAATCGAGTACTTTATATGGGTATGGAAATGAATAGACAAAAAATATACGATTCTGTATCCTGTGTTTATCAATCTAACTCTAAAGATTTACCCGAGGCTTTTGGTCGTGTTCGCGCTGAGTGTATTAAAGCCGGTATCGATTATCATGGTAACCAAAACGCTACTGTTAAATTTGAGTTGTGGGACGAAGATAAGATTTACGAAGCTTGGAAAGAATTATTAGAGTTATGAAAACCATCGGAATTATTGGCTACGGAGAAATCGGTAGAGGTCTAGACAAAGTGTACAAGGAAAAAGGTTATATTCCTAAAATAAAAGACTTGTACATGGATGATGATTTGCGGGATGTAGATGTGTTGAACATTTGTATACCGTACACTGAGTCGTTCGTTAGGGATGTGAAACATTACATATATGGGATTCAACCCGGGCTTGTTATTATTCACTCCACAGTTCCTCCCGGAACTACTGATGAGATAAGTACAGACTATCCACAGGTCGTACACTCCCCTGTCAGAGGAGTTCATCCTCACTTAGATGAAGGTATCAAAACTTTTATTAAGGTGTTTGGTGGTATGAAAGCAACCGAAGCAGCTGAGCATTACGAACAGGATTTACATATAACTTCATGCGTATACTCATCATCTCGCGCTACTGAAGTGGCTAAGTTGTTAGACACCTCTTACTATGGGGTATGCATTGCTTGGCATGATTATGTCCGTCAACTCTGTGAACAAAACGGTGTTAGCTTTGAAGAAGCTCAGTCCCACTATAACACAACATATAATGAGGGTTATAAAGAGCTGGGTAAATCGAATGTCGTAAGACCAACATTAACTCCTCCTGACGGAAAGATAGGAGGTCATTGTGTTGTTCCCAATGCAGAGCTTTTACGTAAAGTTCTAGACTCAAAGTTGTTGGAGGCAATTACAGATTTGAAATGATTACTGACTCCTTCAACAATGATTTTGATTTTCTTTTAGAAAGATTAAAAAACAAAGATTCTTTTGTGGTTACACGTTTTGGTGATGGGGAGTATAAGATTCTGAGAAATGAGCCTATCACTAATTGTGATGGGTGGACATTCGACCCTGCTCAACATGCAATCTCCCATGAGAAGTTGACCGAGTCTTTTCAATACGACCATAAAGATTATTACATCGGTATCGCTTGTCCGTGTTGTCAGGGACCAGAGCTTATTAATTGGTGTAAAGAAAACAGTGCTCCTAACTTGACGTGGGCAAACATTTTTGTAAATGCTAATTTTCCTTTGTTTGTAGAAAAAATGGTACCTGTTTTAAACTCATGGGAAGGACGTAAAATTTTACTCGCTAATGAAGGTGGGTTAGGAAAACAATTACCTTTGGATGTTGATAAGTTTGTTCCATGTAACGGTCACGCTTTTCTAAGCCCTTATGTCGAGAAGCATATTGAAGAGATGAGCGAGTTAGCTAAAGAAGAAGACGGTCAGTTATTTTTACTGTCGGCAGGTCCTTTAGCAAATATCTTAGCTTGTAATCTTCATCAGGTTAATCCTAACAATACCTACTTGAACATCGGGTCGGTACTCGTCCCTTTTACCGGAGGTAAGTTCCGTGGGTATTTAGGGAAACCTCCTCACATGCAAAAGAACTGCGTTTGGTAATATGCTTTTGTGTTTTGGCACCAGACCGGAATGGTTAAAAATAAAACCTTTAACTAAAGTGTTAAAGGATTATAAACTGTTGTTTACAGGTCAACACACGGACTTACTGCGTGACATCCAGGTTGATTATAAGATTAATATTAACGAGGGTGATAATCGATTAGACCGAGTTGTAGCCGATTGCATGTTACAGTTTCCTGAGGGAGATTTTGATACAGTGTTAGTACAAGGAGATACTGCCTCTGCGTTCGCGTGTGGGTTAGCCGCGTTTCACCGTCAGTTACGTTTAGTATATTTAGAAGCGGGGTTACGTACAGGAGATTTGGAAAACCCTTACCCTGAAGAAGGTTATCGTCAGATGATATCTCGTATAGCCAACGTAAATTTATGTCCCACTAATTTATCTATTACTAATTTAGTGCACGAAAGAACAGTAGGGCAAAAGTTTGTAGTAGGTAATACAGTGCTCGATAACCTCCTACCTTATAAGGAGAAGTGTGAATACACCTCTACTGTTTTAATTACAATGCATCGTAGAGAAAATCATGCTCACATGAATGAATGGTTTACAGTTATTAACGATATAGCTAAAGAGCACTCCCACCTTAATTTTGTATTTCCTATACACCCTAACCCAAACGTGCAGAAACATAAAAATCTTTTAACCCATGTAAACGTTATAGAACCTTTGGGGTATAATGAACTCTTAAATATGTTAGTTAAATGTAAGTTTGTAATAACGGATAGCGGTGGACTTCAAGAAGAAGGAAGTTTTTTTAATAAAAGAGTTATTGTGTGTAGGAAGACAACCGAGAGACCTGAGGGTATTTCTACAGGTCATTCCATAATGTGCCTTTCCCCAAAAGAATTAAAAAATATAGTTGAAACGGTTAACGAAGATTATATTATAAAAGAAGAGTGTCCTTACGGAGATGGTAAGTCGGCACAAAGAATAAAGGAGATATTATGTTAGACGCATCAACTTATTGGGAAAAGCGATACGCTGGCGGAGGAAACTCTGGCGCAGGGTCATACGGAGACGAAAACACGTTTAAGTTTTCGTATATTAAAAGCATTGTCGAAAAATACGATGTAAGCTCTATAAATGATTTTGGGTGTGGAGACGGCGAGCAAATAAAAAACTTACGCACTCCCTATGTAGACCATGAAATTACTTATCGTGGCGTGGATGTAAGTCCTACCGCTGTGAATAAATGTAAAGCGAGGTATAAAAATGTAAGCTCGTTCTCGTTCTACAATGATTCATCAGAAATGAAAGCAGCAGACTTAAGTTTAAGTTTAGATGTTCTTTATCATATTGTGGATGAAGATGTTTATCACACTTACTTAGATAATCTTTTTTCTAAATCAAACAAATATGTTCTTATTTACGCCGTTGACCATGATGAGTCTAGAAACAACGCGCATATACATAGTCGAGCCTTTGTGGATTATGTAGTAGAAAAATATACTTGTGAGCTAATTGATACTCATCCTTATCCGGCGAAGAAGGGCAAAGGAGATGTTACTTTTTATCTGTTTAAAAAATGATTGTTAAAAAATTTGAGCAGATAACAACAAGCCATCCTAAGGATTCTAGTTTTGGCGATAATTGGTCGCGTCCTTATGAATATGCGACGGCGATACAAGAGA